CTGCGGTTAATATTGGAATAAATAATTTTGCAATAGGTTGTATTACATTACCAATAGCAGTTTTCATTGTAGTGAAAGCAAAATTTAATTGAGCAACTTTACCAGAGTATGTATTTGCATAAATTGCTGCATCGTTCATTTGGAATTTTGTTTCTTCTAATATTCCATTTACTTCTGCATTTATTTTTTCTTGTTGTGTTAATTGGTTTGTTGTTTTTCCTACTGATTTTGCATAATCTTCCCACATTTTAGCAACATTTTTTGTTACACCAGCATTATCAACTAAAATACTATTTTCATTTTTTAGACCTTCAGATGCAGTTTGAACTGCCTCGCCTAATGAATAAGTGCTTTGTCTTCCGAATGTAGCACTATTTTTTAATGCTGTCATTGTCTTTTTAATCTGGTCTGATGAATAACCTCTAGCTGCTAAATTTTTATATGCAGTAACTGCATTATTCAAAGGAACTAAACCATCACTTACATACTCTTCAATGAATTTTTGAGCTTGAGAAAAACTTTTTCCTTGCCCAGTCAATATAGAATTTAATCCTATCCATGCATTGCTTGTTTCTGTTGCTACTTGTAAACATGCTTTTCCAAATTTAACAACGGCTGCAACAGAAAAAGCAGCTAATGCTGCTTTACCAATTCCTTTTAAGGCTCCAGAAATTTTAGTTGAGGCTTGATTTGCTTGCCCTTGTAATCCATTTAATTCAGATTTAAATTTTTCACTTTTTAATAACAATTCTAAATCTATTGTACCTACATTTTGACTCAATTTCTTCCACCTCATTTCTTTTCATTTTGTTTTGCTATGGATTTAAACATATTTTTTATACTTTCCATAGCTTGTTGATAATCTTCATGACTTATTTCTTTTGCATTTTTATTTAACCATTTTGACCTAATTCTCTTTTCATTTTCAGTAAAATTTTTAATTACTTTTGGATCCTTTTCACTTCTAATTCTTACAATATTTCCTAGAGGTGTGTCTCCATTCAAACCACTTAATAAACTTGAAAATTCTCCCCACTTCATAGTATCTATTTCCATTCTTAGTCTAATGCCATATTGTTGAGCAAATGAGCTTTCTATTAAGTCAAAATCATCAATTAAATCATAAAATGCTTCATTATTGTTTTGGAAATCGTTTCTCCATTTCCTCATAAGATATTTCATTTATTGCTGCCATTAAACCGATTATTACACTTTCAATTCCGTTTACAGACAATTTCATACCTTTTATTTCTTTCAATGCATCTTTTCCCATTAATATCTCAATTACTTCATACATAACATCAATACTAAATTCTTTATCTTTTAATTTGTCTTGTACAATAACAAATGTTTCTGCACTGTTATCAACTTCATATTCTTTATCCTCTGCTAACCTTATTTTTATAGGCTCTTTTTTTAGTTTTGCACTAATATCAATACTATTTGCCATTTTTAATTCCTCCTAAAATTAATTTTAATAAAAAAAATAAGCCCCAGCACCGAAATGCTGAGGCTCGTTTTATGCTGCTGGTGTTACAGTTGGTTTTCCATTTGACATAACCTCAAATTCTAAAGGTGCAACATTCGTGCTATCTCCTGTACCAGCATTAGATACGGAAATAATACAGTCAAATGATACCGTAGTACCATCTGCGAATACCCATTCAAATTTAGATTCTACACTTGCACCAGTTGCAAATAATTTTGATGCAATGTAATCGTTTCCATCGTCTCCAACATTTCTTTTTCCAGAAATACTGATTGAAAAACCTTTTCCAGTCATCATTCTTCTAATCCAACCCTCTGTTGTCATAGGAGTCCATTCTTCAACATTATTATCCATTGACATTGAGAATGTTTCGCAATCTGCAATTGCTTTCATATCTGCACTTTCAGATGCTTTTCCTTTGGTTCCAATTTTGAACACATTATCAAATACGGGATATACTCCAGTTGTTACTGTTGCCATTTTTAATCAACCTCCTCATAATAAAATCTTGCTTGTATTACCCTCTCATAAATATTAGAACTATCCGTTCCAACATCTATTGGTTCTGGTACAAGCAAATCGATATAATTAACTAAAATATTATTAGTAATGTAAAAATTCCTAGCATTCATGAATTTATAATATAACTCAAGAGCTTTTACTTCGGTTTCATCTGCATTATTGTTCCAATGAATTAAAATACTTACAGTCTTTTCTTTGCATTTTGTGTTTTTCAAGCCACCTACTGCAATATTAGGATTTGTAGTTTGTAGCTGATAAACTCCAATAGATTTTTGTTTCTTATTATCTAGCTTGCCAATATAGAAATGGTCCGCTACAACATAACCTTTAGAAAATAATTCCTTTACTTTCAAATTATGTAATTCCATAATAGACATCTTGTTGATTTCAGCAACTGTCTTTACATCTAATTTAACTAACCAGTTTTTAATATCAACTAATCTCAACACTATAAATCAGCCTCCTTTTTATATAACTTTGCAAATGCCTTACCAACAAAATCTTTATTTTTCCCACTTATCCAAGGCTCTAGCCAATTTCCTTGAGCATGAGCATTTTCTTTAGTTTGGAAATTATATTCGGGATGATAATACATTCTTCTAGCATAAGGTGTTGCAGTTATTAAACTTACACTACCTTGTTTGCTTTTTGAAATATCAGTAAATGTAGAATTATTTTGCATGTTACCAGTATCAAAAGGCATTACTTGAGCATTTATAACTTCCGTTTTTAATGCCTCAATTGTTTCTTCTAATGCTGTTGTTGTTGCTTTACTCAATTGTTTTATTTTAGGGAAATTTATCTTAATTGTTGATTTTACGAAGTTTGACATTATACAATATCCAATTCAACATAATTTACTGTTCCATCTGGATTTCTTGCTTTCGTGCCTTGTATAATATCTCTTTCTTTACCGAAAACTGTAACTTTACCACTATGTATATCTGTCATATTTGGTGCTATATCCTCATGAAATAAACAAATGCCAGTAACTTGTACTGACACTTTTTCACTTGTTAGAACTCTTTTTGCTTTGTTCTGATAATTACATTTGAAATCATCTTCTAAAGCAATTTGAGGAGCTCCCTCTTCAGATATATCATCACTATACAAAACTACATGAATGTCAGTTTTACAATCTTGTTTTCTAACTAAAGATGGATATTTCATTGATAATACCTCGCATTCTTGCAAGTTAGACCAGTTTGTCCCAGCAATTTATATAATCTAAAAGGTATTGCAATTCCCTCGATTAATTTCACATTAAGATTGTTGTTTCCAAAACTTTGAGATACCCCATTTATTGAATAACTAGATAATATTGACTCAATCACATCTGCATTTTCAAATTTAAATTCGGCAAACTGACAACATACTCTTTGAATTATATCTTTTTGAAAATCAGTAAGATTATCAAAACCTTTTCCAACAATCCTATTAAAAGTCAAAGTATTTACATCATCAGTTGCCTCTTGTAAGTATTTATTTAACTCATTATCACTAGAAAGACTACTGCCTTTATATGTATTTTGGTAGTAGTCTTTATCTGCATATATCTTCATACTTCATCAACTCCTAGGCTGATTTTTCAATATAAAACTGAATACCAGCATGTTTCTTATTAAAGATGAATACATCTTCAAAAGATTCCTCAAAATATGTCCATTTTCCTTTAGACAATGAACTTGGAGCTCCCAATTCTGCAAAATCATAAGCGATTACTGGGATTACTACACTTGGATGTACTAATAACATTTTTACATCTTTAGCACCAGCTGCTACTTCAAATCCATCTGTTTCTTTGAATGTATAAGCAGATTTCATCGCTGAAGTTGGAACACCAATTACTTCAACTTCTCCAATTCTATCTAATGATCTAGCAACGGCAGTATCTGTTGCACTTAAATTTCTAGCTGCTTCTTTTGCAGTATCAATTAATGTTTTTGTGTATGTGTCAGCATATAACAATCTTCCTGCTGCTGGAACTCTTGCCTCGTCCATTTTATCCATCATTGCATCAAATTTTGTTAAAACATTTGCTAATGTTAAAACATCATCTGGTGTAACTGCTTCTATCGCATTTTTTAATGCATATAGTTCTGTGATCATCTCTGCATCCATTTCTGGGAATTTTTGTTCCTCATTCATAACTTTTGTTATGTTTGATATAGATGCAACATGATTTGTTTCATCAATGTCGCGTGGGTGAATTAAAGTATCCCATGTTCTATGTCTTTTTAATACTTTTGTTTCCTCTGCATTATTGAAGTTTCTAGAGAATGTTCCTATTGAATCTCTATCTCCATTACTTCTACCTTTTACAGATAAACTTGGTAAAATAACTGTATTGTTATTTAAAAATTTAACGTCTGGTTTTACAGCAGACCATAAAGCTCCAAAATACAATGTATATGGATAAGCTTGAGCTAAAGCTTGTGAATATTCTTTAGCATAATTCAAATTTTGTTTTTCAAATGCCATTTTAAATTACCTCTTTTCTTTCTATTATTTTTTTCTAGGTCTTACACCAGCAAATCCGAAATCAAATGCTGGAGAATTTGAGCCTTGATTATTGTTGGTGTTAGCACCAACTGTGATGCCTACAGAATTTTGAACTTGTTTCTTTAATCCTGGTACATCATCAATGACCTTTTGTAGTGCTTGTTTTAAAGAGTCATCATTTACTTTTCCATCTTTATCAACACAATTTGAAAAATCAGCCATTTTTAATAGATAAGGCATTGTTTTATTATCTATATTTAACTCATCAACAAACCCATAGGCTTTTAATGATATTTGTAATTTTTGATTTTTTAATTGCTCTGTTTTTAAAGAATTTTGAGCATCTGATAATTCTCTATTTTGTTGGTTGGCTTGGCTTTCTCTTTGAGCTTTGAAAGTTGTTATTGCACTTTCCATTTCCTCTGCAGATAAACCTTGCTTTTGAAAATAGCTTTTCAATATGCTATCTTCTGTTTTTGCATTTCTACCATCTATCATTTCTTGGATTTTTGCATAATCTATAGCTCCAGCTGATGGTTGATTTGCATTTTGATTTGTTTGTTGCCCAGTAGTGTTTTGGGCATTTGGATTTGAATTATTATTTACACCATTGTTATTTGTGTTGTTATCTCCATCCATTCTCACTACCTCCTACTTTTTTAAGTCTTGAATTGACTATTTAATAAATTTGCACATGCTTTTTTGTATGGACATCAGTGTTTGGTCCATATTAAAAAGAGCCTTTCGGCTCTTAATTAATCAACATATAAACTTCTTTGAAGTTCTTCATATCTTGTTTTTGATACTTTATATTGCTTATCTCCATCTTTTACTGGTTTATTATCTTCTAGACTTTCATCTAAAACAAAAGTATCTCCAACATTATAAACAACCTTTGAGTCATATTTATCCCTAAAAACTTCTTTTACAGTTGGAACTTTGTTTTCTGTAGCTTGCACTTTTGCATCTTCATTTAATGGAGCTTCTATTTTATCTCCAGCTAGTTCTACTTCTTCAGTTTCTCCTGTACTTGTAATTTCTTCAGTTTTAGGTTCTTCAACCTTTTCAG